GATCACAGAAGCACAGACCCAGGCCAGGCCGAAACACGCACAGAACGCGCCCAGGACAGCCACAGAGGGCGCACAGATCAGCACCCACCCAGGGCAGCGAGGGAGCCGGGGCTGCTCGAAAAAAAATTACGTCTAATCTTGATTTTCCTATTGACATATTACGTCTAATCGCCTATAATGTAGACGTAAACAAGAAAAACAGCCGCCCTTTTTAATGGAGTTACCCGGCGCGGCGCAGAACGGACAGCCCTACAGAGGGCAGAAAGGACATTGAACCATGAAAACCGTTGAAACCATCAAGACCATGATCGCCACCGAGGGCGCACCCGCTTACAGGGCGCACCGTGACGAACTCCGCGACGCTGTTTCCTTCCTTTGCAATCGGTACGAAGTTGACCGCCTGGGCGCGGTCGAACAGACCCCGGCGCACACCGTCACCGCATGGGCTGCTCAGGTAGGTTACACCCGCGCCGCCGTCGTCCTCGCGTCCCTGGTGAACCGCTCCGCGTGGGATGGTCGTATCTCCCGTGAGGTCAAAGCGTGGGCGGCTGGTGTCGCTGACGCTTACGACGAGGAAGCCGCCGAGCGTCTGTGCCTGAGCTGTGACACCATCCACAAAGCGCACCTTGACCAGATCGCCGCCGCGTTTATGAAGCTTACCCCCGCCGACGTAGAAGCCGCCCAGGAAGCCGAGAAAGCCACCGAGAGCGAGAACCCGACCGAGGACACCACTAACACCGAGAGCGGCGCAGAAGCCGCCGAGAATGAGAAAGGAGCCGACACCATGACCACCAACACCACCAACCCGACCAGCCCCGCCGCGCAGCTCTTCCCGCGCCTGTATGCCGAGATCGGCGCGAACTACGAGCGCCGCACCGCTGACACCTTCCATTATATCCGCTTGGGCTGGTTCCCGTCCTGGGCTGCTGAACATCACGACAACCCCGACCGGGGTTTGAAGCAGTACAGCACCCCGCGCCGCTGGGAACAGTACCAGGCCGGGGAGATCACCCGCGAAAAGGCCGTAGAGCTGGCAGAGCGCCGCGCCGCGAAGGAGATCGAGAAGAGCCGCGCCGCGAAGCTGGAACAGCTCGAAGCCGCCGCCATTGCTCCGCGTATGTCCTCCGCTTCCGTCTGTGTGACCTGGGCGAAGTCCCGCACCTGGGGAGCCAACCCCACCGCCGAACTGCTGAACGTGGGCGACCGGCGCACCGTGGGCCATGCGTCCGGGTGCGGCTATGATAAGGAAAGCGCCGCCGTTGCCGAAGCCATGAACGCCAACCCCGCCGCGCTCCGTGTCCTCTATGAGCTGGGCGAAAGCGCCCTTGCACGGGGCGACAGCCCCCGAAGCAAGTCGGCGTGTTCCGGGTATCACTGGGGCGGCTGCATCGGCTACGGCGCAGGGTATGACGTGCTGCCCTATTGGGAAGGCGGCGTGGGTGTCTCCTGCTTTTGGTCTATCCTGAAAACGGCGGGTTATTCCGTCCGCTGTGCCGGTTCGGGCAAGATGTTTGACTGCTACACCATCGAACGCGCCGAGAGCGCGACGGCGTGAGGGGGTGAGGATATGACCATCCCGGCGAATATTCCCGCATACCTCGCCGCCGTACAAGGTGACGTGTCGCAGATCATCAGCGCCGCCGACCGTGCCGCCGTCAGCACTTACAACGCGCTTGTGTCCGTCTTGCTGACGGTGGAGGGCTACCAGATCGGAGAGGGGGCGACAACGTGAACGCGGTACAACGTCCTTGTGTCGGGTGTGTGTACTTCCGGACGTGCGGAGAAACCACCCGCCGCGCTCCGTGTGAGGGACGAATGACCAAGAGAGAGCAAGCCGCCGAACAGCGTCGGGCGCGATTTGAACCCCGGAAACGCACCGCCTTAGACGGGCGCGTCTGGTGGTGCGTATGGGACACAGAGCGCGGCGGGTGGTCTACGTTCCTATGTCACGGGAAATATATCACCCGGAAAGCTGCCGCCCTTGCTATCGAAAAGGGGGTGACGCTGTGAAGCTCTGGAAGTCCAAGAAGGGCGGCGGCTGGTTGTCGTCGCCCTCTGTCTATACCTCGCCCAGCGGGGAACGGTTCACCCTCTACGCCGATATGCTGAAACAGCCGCATTTACTCGTAGCGGGTGCGACTGGGAGCGGGAAAAGCGTTGTAATCAATGCGTTGATCTATACCGCCCTATTTCAGCACCCCGGCGACGCTCCCGGCGCGGTGTCGTTTATCCTGATAGACCCGAAGCGCGTCGAGCTGTCACAGTATAGAGAGCTGCCGCACGTCCTACGGTACGCCAGCGAACCCGACACCATGCGCGGCGCTCTGTCCTACGCTATGAACCTATGCGAAGCCCGATATAAAGCCATGCAGCGCGACGGGGTGAGAAAGTACCAGGGCGGGGACGTTTATATCATCGTGGACGAGTTCGCCGACCTTATGACCACACAGCGCCGGGAGATCATGCCGACCGTGCAACGGCTGGCGCAGATCGGACGAGCGGCGCGGGTGCATCTTATCATAGCAACGCAGACCCCTATATCTAAGGTATTGCCGACCGAGATTAAATGTAATTTTGACTCCCGCGTAGCACTCCGAACCAGGTCAGCCCAGGACAGCCGAAACATTACCGGCTTGAAGGGGTGCGAAACTCTCCCGCGCTACGGGTTCGGGTACTATATGACCCCGGAACGGTCAGCGGTCGAAAAGCTTCCGATGATCTCCGACGAAGACACCGCCGCCCGTGTCCGATGGTGGACAGATCAAACCAAACACAGGCACCGCCGCCCCGCGTGACCCGTGGGGCGGTTCCTTTTGCCCTGTGTGCCGTCTTCCTGAGCTGGGCGGGTGGAGATACCACCAGGAGCGAAAGCCCCACAGAGCGCCACCAGAAGCCGCAGAGAAGCCCCGACGCAGACCGCGCCGGGGTTCCTTCATAACGTGATCGCGTACAAAGCCACCAGAAGCCCCGCAGCGGGCTTTTATCCCTCGGACGTATAGAGACACTATCCACCCCGAAAACGGCGCACAGAGCGCCACGAAGGGCGCAGAGAGGGCAAGCCGTGAAGGGGTGCGGGACAGCCCCGGCGACCAGGGGCGACCGGCAGCGGCGCGGGGCTGGACGGGTTGACCCCCTTTTGCCCTGGAGCGGCGGGGCGACTTTCGAGCTACTCCGTCCGTGAAAAAGCAAATCGGCAAAAAGCCCTTTCTGCGACTTTCTGCCGATTTTTGATTATTCGCTTTCTGCCCTTTCTGCGGACAACAGCCGGGACAAAGCTCTTTCTGCTTCCTCTTTGGTGTCAAAGTCTTGGCGAGAATAGAACCTCATTCCCTTGATCTTCGCACAGATTACCATAGACACGCCCTGCTCTACGACGAAGAACCGAGCCGTGACCTTCTTCTGCTTTACGATCATTCGCTTTCTGCCCTTTCTGCGCCGTCTGTCTCGACCGCTTCCAGGTACTTTCTGCGGAGGTCTTCTGCCGGTACGTCTTCGCCCAGGGGAGTGCCGGGGGCAACGGTGATTTCTTTCTTATCCTCGTAGCCCATGTTGTTCTTCATCAGGAAGATACCGGCGACGGGGTTGATCTTCCCGTTCTGCATATAGTCTTCCATCTGAGCGTTAAGGACGTTGTAGGCACGTTCTATGAGCTTTCTGACGTTATCAGACATAAAGCCTTTCTGCCGCTGTCCCGTGACCCATTCCCACAGGCATTTTCGAGACACGCCGAAAGCCAGGGCGAACCCCGCCACGCTGGGCTTCATATCGTTCTCGGCGCATATCTGGAAATATGCCTTAATCCTTTCTGCAACCGCCTGTTCGTCGGTCATTTCGACGTGGGTATCTGCCAGGGCATTGACCGCCATGTTGTGAAGCAGATACTTTCTGTTGTCGCCGGGGTCTGCTTGTACCGACATGGCTTCGCTTATGTCAGGTCGCGTCCGTTTCGGCTTGTCCGGCTGGGCTTTCTGCGGAACATTGCTCATTATTGTCTTCCTCTCCTTTCATGGCTTTGCTTACGTCTACGAGTGCGCCGGTGATGTGCTTGACGGCTTCTCCGACTCTGACACCGAGTCGGTACATCGAATAGTCGAAGCTGTTGCTGATCGCCGGGTATTTCTCGCGGACATACTCAGCGAGAATATCATTTTCTGTCTTCATTCGTCCTCACTTTCTGCCGGTAGGCTGAGAAGAGAGCGGAGTTGTCGCCAGATTTTGAGCTGCCGCTTATCCATTCGGCGAAGAGAGTCTTCGACGCGGTACAGGCGGTTGTCAATCCTTTCTGCTTCGGCACGAAGCTCACGGTCGATCTCGGTGATAAGCCGCCGCTGTCGGCCATCCCTTGCGCTTTTGTCCTTATACTGCAAGCCGTAGGATTTGCCGCTCTTCATGTTGACGGTCAGAACATAGGGGTGTGTTCTGTCCGTATAGTCTCTCGCTTCAACAGACTCTACCTCTGCCGCAACGAAGTAATACGCATCGAAGTTTATCATGGTCTGCCGCCTTTCTGCCATTCACACGCGCCGTTGTAGGGACAGGACTCGCACTTTGTCAGATCACAATGACATTTTCCGTCCCAGTTTGCGAGACAGGCAAGCCAGAAGATTATCACGCCGATAAATACGATCATGGCTTTCTCCCTCGCTCACAGACGGGACAGATCATGCGACCCTCCGGGACATACGCGCCGCAGATCAGGCAAGTGTCGCCGCCAGTCGGGACGTGGAGCGAGGTCTGCTTCTCACGCACCAGCTTGTCGATCACTCTGCCGATGTTCTTCCCGTAGCCGCTGACCGCCGCCATCCGTTCCAGGTGGTAGAGGGTCTGCGTGTTCAATACGACGGACACCCGCCGTAGGTTCTTCTTATTCATTTGTCAGGTTCCTTTCAAAACGACGTTCTTATATCCGGGGTAGCCGTCGCGGGTGACTTTGCCGCCGTGCCATTCGGGGTGTGTTTCCATTTCCGCATTGAAGCGCCGAGCCGTGCTGACGTAGTAGCCGTTGGACTTGCACCACATCTTGAAGCTGTCATAGAGGGACTTCTGCCGGGTGAACGTCCCGTCTTTCTTCTCACACTTCTCTTCAAGGAACTGCAACACAATGTCATTGTCCTTCTTGTAGGCGTTTATGACTTTCTGCATATCCTCGGACATGGTAAGGCCGGTGGCGAGGTAGTCATAGTAACCGGCGACCAGCCACGAGAAGATACCCTGCATTGCCGACATTTCCTGGAACTCGTTTTTCAGGTTCTTGTCCTGTTCCTCCTGAGAGAAGTGTCGGTTGAACTCGATCACCCTGATACGGTCGGACGCGAACAGGCTCTTGTCGCTGACAGAGGGAAGATCGTTGCACGAGAGCCAGAGCGTGAACTGGGGACGGAAAGTGATGGGCTTCTCGTGCAAGTGCCGCGCCGTAATCTCTTCGCCGCCCGTGAACTGCTTGATCGCTTTCTCGTCCAGCTTCCCGTACTGATTGCTTTCTGCCATCGTGACGAAGCGTCTGCCTTTCAGCGAAGCGAGGACGGGGCTGGGGGCTTCGCCGTCTTTGCTCCGATCAGATTTGCAGATAATCGCCACAGGAGCCACGGACGCATAGTCGCCGAGAAGGTGGTGGATTGCCGAGAGCATGGTGGACTTTCCGTTGCGGGTTGTCTTGCCGTGGAGGATGAACATACATTCCTCGGCGGCGGTTCCCAGCATGGAATAGCCGAGAGCTTTCTGCAAATACTTCGCCTTGTCCTTGTTGCCCTCCGTGACTTCCGTGATAAAGGACTTCCACCTGGGGCAGCTCTTCTCTTGCAAGGTGTACTCGAAGTTCGTCTGCATGGTCAGAAAATCCAGCGGGTCATGCTCCCGGAAGATACGCTTTTTCAGATCGAATGTGCCGTTCTTGCAGTTTATGAGATAGGGGTCAGCGTCGAACTGATTGCCGTAGACGGTCAGCCGCTCGTTGTCGGCAGCGTCTTTCAGCACGTTCTCCCGGAACTTCCGCGTTCCCAGCCGGGACACGAACTTGATGTAGTCGGTTCTGCGGGTTATGTCCTCGATCTCGCCGCAGTATAAAACCATGAGCTGATAGAACTCGATGATCTTCGCCGAGACAAGATGGGAACCCACGTCCTTGCGCCATGCGCCCTCGGAGTAGGTGTACCAGCTTTTTGCTTCGGGACAGTAGCGGGTGTCAGTCTCATAGCACTCCGCGAAGAGCTGCGCCATGCCGCTTTCGTTCCAGGAGTAGCCGGTCGCGCTGTCCTGATAGCTTCGCTCAGGCCGACGTGCGGAGATCAAGTCCATCTTTGCGGCGACTTGAAGGTTCTCGATCTTTCTGCCGTTTGCCAGCTCGTATTCACCGTTGACGTTCAGACCGCTCATATCTGTCCCCCCCCCTCGCTGTGAATAATTATTCATATTTACCTCCTGTACTTGGTCACAGAGTTCACGATCAGTTCAACCTCGGAGCGGTCGAGAGGGGGCTGACAGGCGACGGAGTTCGCGTATAACAGCTCTTTGTAGATCGCGGCTTTGGTGTACCCTTGGCTGTGCATCTGCCCCGCCAGGGAGGTCAGAGAGAGGTTTCTGCCGCCCTTCTGGATGGGTGGGTAGGTCGGCTGAACGAAAATCTTTCCTCCCTCTGGCTTGGGGTAGATCGGACTGTATATCCTCTGAGTCGTCGAGTCCCCTTCCTCTCGCGGGAGTTCGGGGAAGTAGGTCGCCACGACGTAATCAATGGCTTCCTGGTTCTCGACGATCTCAGAGAACAACAGCTTCTTGCCGGTCATAATGAAGTACCGGCTGGCCTTGTAAATCTCCACGCCCTCGCGGTTGTTCTTGCCCTTGAAGGGGAGGTCGCCCCGAAGCAGAATATGAAAACCCCGACCGCTGCGGCTCTTCTCCGTATAGGAGCGGCATCGGCTGATAATATCGGCGGCGACAGGGGAGAGAAAACCGTCCTCGTCGAAGCCCACGTCAATATCAATGCCGACTATGCCGTTGTCATGGAAGACGTAGCCGATACCGTGATAGGTCTTGTCCTCGACGTTCTTCACGGCTTCCTCAAACGTCCCCCATGTCTCAGGCTGAACCGAAGACGCGCCTTTACGAATGGTGGTCTGCATCGGGATTTTCGACCAGTTCCAGACGTTCACCCAGCACTTCTCGGTTTTCAGTTCGAGCGGGAGATTTTCATACATGGTCGTTACCTCTTTCTCTTGGGCTTCTGCTGGGGTTCAGGCTCAGGCAGGGGCGGCAGCTCCGGGAAGTAAAACTTGCCGTTGACGCAGATCGGGAAGCCGGGGTAGTCCTCGGTGATCTCCTTGGTTTCTGCCTGGTCGATCATGCGGCGAATGTTGCTTTCGAGAGTGGAGCTTCTGACCGCATCCTTCCCGGACTTCATCAGATACTCGATCTCACCCTTGGCGTTTTTACGAACCATTGTTTTCGTCCTCCTTGTTCCATTCTTCAATATCAAGCCCATATTCTTTGAGCTTGTAGGTACAGAGCCATACGGAGTCTTCCTTCTCCATTTCGTAGCGGTTGCACAGGGCGGCAATCTCGGAAGCGAACAGATCAAAGAACCTTCGCAGACGCTTCATGCCGAAGCCGAAGTGTTCATGCAAGAGCCAGAGAATGATCGCGTCGATTTCCAGCACGTTCTTTCGGTCATACTCCGCGCATTGGAGCTGGATTTCCCGGTTGATCGCTTCCTGTTCCTTCTTGGAGAAGTTCACGCCGTAGATTTTGCCGCCAGCTTTCTTGAAGTTCATACCTCAATGTCCTCGAAGAAGACCGGGTAGAGTTCTTTGAGCTGGGACAGCAGCATACCGGCGATCTCGACCTTGTGAAGCAGCTCGTCATAGCTGGGCGGGTCAATGAGTTCGATGCTCGGACGAATGATTTTCATGGGGCTTCTCCTTTCTTTTGAACTTTTCTTTGAGCCAAAACTTGATGATGTACCAGCATTGCTCGATGTAGGTGACTCTTCGGTAACTCATGGTGTTTTCAACAGCCTTTGCAAAAGCTCGTTGTAGAGCCGTTTGTAGACGTTCAGCTCTGCTTCAAGCTGCGAGGGTTCGTTGTTTACCCCCCCCCATAGGCTTTTCGGTGTTCTCTCCGTGTCTGGACAATCCGAGGGAACAGATCAACGCCTGGTCGATACGGCGCATTTCCTCGGCGCTGCATCGACGAATGAGCGTCCCCATCCGATCTTTCGGCACGGTGTAGATGTTCTCACAACAGGCCGTAGACTGAACCCGGCACATCACGGAAACGTGCGTCGGCATCAATCGCTTGGGCTGGGACGTGAGATACACGACCTCGATGTAAGTCGAGTTCTTGTTGAACACGTCGCTGGAAACGACGATAGCGGGGCGACCCTGCTTCCAGTCGTCGGCGTTCAGACCGTTGTTGATAACGTAGATCATGTCGCCGCGCATACCCACGGTGTTTACGGGAAAGGTGTTGTCGAAGCTCATATCACGATACCTCCATGATGTGAGCCGCCATCATGTCGGCGGTGTGCGTCCACAGGACGTTCTTGAAGTGATGAATGGCTCTGGTATAGTCGTTCTATTCCTCCTTCGAAACGAAAGCGCCCATATGATACTTGATGCACAGCACTTCCTCGTAGGTCAGATCGGTGAGCGTCGCCGCCAGCATGACGGACTTCTCGCCGTGGCCTTTCAGCAACATATCCTTTCGGTAGTTCCAGCCTTCGCTGAACACAGGCTCGTCCATCATGGTACGTCCGATTTCCTCATGCTCGTACTGGTCGCACTTGCAGAGATCGTGAAACATACCGACAATGTACGGGGACTCAGGCCGTTGCCAGCGAAGTCCCATCTGCTCGGTCAGATTGAGCAACGCCGTGGTCACGTTATCGGAGTGCTGGAACAAACCGCCCTCCCAGTTGCCGTGATAGCACGTCGAAGCGGGAGCCGTGAAGAAGCCCATGTCCAGCAGCTTTTCCACGATCTCTTCCAGGGGAAGGGTCTTTCCGACAGGAGCCATGAGCGCCATGAAGCGATCAATGCGGTTATCGAGTTCAGTCATGGTCTTCTCCTTTCTCGTATTCGGGACGGTGAACACTCCGCTCAATGGTGAAGCCGTCCGGGTATCTGGCTTTCAGCTTATCGACGTTCATCTGGAAGATGGTGTCGAGGTTGTAACCGATGGAGTAGGCGGTGACGGCAAGATACCACGCCACGTCGCCCAGCTCTTCGGCGAGTTTCTTGGTGTCGAGCTGGTGTCCCTGGAACTCGAACTTCTTGACCAGATCGGCACACTCGCCGGTTTCGCCGCACAGACCGAGGACACCGTTCACCAGCAGCTCGGCGTTGTTGCCTGTGCCAGCCGTCCGAAGCGCCGCGATCTGGTAATCATTTCCCGTCATTCCCGGCGACCTCCATTTCCACGATGGTCATAATGGCGTAGTTGGCAAGGTCGATCAGCGTATCTCTCAGGGACTCGTCATTGACCTCGGCCTTGTCCTTGCGGGAGAGGGTCTTGAAGCGCGAGAGCTTGTCGCTCAGTCTGATACGGCTCATGGCGAAGCCCTCTTCGAGAAACGTCTGGTGGAAGCTGTCGCCGTAGTCGTGGTTCTTTCTGCGGTAAAGTTCGTTGATCTCGTCGCAGATACCCTTGTGCCGCTCCAATTTGGTCGGAGCGAGTTTTCCGTAAGCTGCGTTCATAACGTCATTCCTTTCTTTGATGGTGGGGAGGACGATCACCGCCGCCCTCCCGTACAGGCCAGCGTCAGCCCAGCAGAGCTTTCAGATCGACCTTGGGCTTGCCGCCCTCCGTCTTGACCTCGGCTTTCTTCGCGGGAGCCGGGGCGGGTGCGGCTTCCTCCCAGCCAGCGGACACGCGCTTGTCCGCGAGACGGACGAAGGTAACGGTCTTGTTCGAG